CTATACGTACAACAAAAAAAATATTATCTAAAGTCAAATCTAAATTTACTGCTACAGCTGCAAAAGCTAAAGATGTAACTAAAGGAGCAGTTTCAGTTTTAAATAGACCCGGTAAAGCTAAAGTTTTTAGTAGAGCTGGAAAAACAACTACAGGATTAGGTAAACAAAACCCATTTGTGGCACAATTTAAAAAGACACCAAAGACAGCCAGAGTAGCAAGTAAAGCATTAAGAGTAGCTAAATTTGCTAGAGCAGCAACTCCAATTGGTTTAGCTACAGTTGCTGTAACAAGTATTAAGAAAAGAGATCCAAAGGCAGTAAAAAGAGAAAGAGATTTTTATAAAGGTAAAAAATATAAAGATGTAGGTTTTGAGTCAATGTTAAACTATAATAAAGGAGGGTTAAAAATGGCGACAGAAAAACTAAAAGCAAAAGGTTATAATGGAGGAGATATTGTATCTTTTAAAACTTTTGCAAAAAATAAAATAAAAGAAGCTAGAAATAGACAAGTTGGTCCAATGGAAGAAAAAAAAATTGAGAGCAGACTTAAAAGAGATTATATTAAAATGATCCGTGGTGCTCAGGTGGGTCCAGCTGAAGAAGCAAGACTAGCAAAAACAATGAAAATGAGCACTGGAGGGGACTTGAAAAAAATTCCAGAAGGTCCAAAAGGCGAAGGTCTTAGAAAGTTAAAAGCTAAAAGACCTGATATAACTAGAAAAATGGGTTATGCTAAAAAAGGTAAAGTTATGAAAGCAATGGCCGGCAAATCTGTTAGAGGTTATGGTGCTGCGAGATCTTCAGGAATGGGTTTACAGGATGAACAAATGATTCCTGGTAAATCTATGGATTATTATAAGAACTTAATGTAATGAATTATGGCAACGTCTGGGACAACAGCATTCGATTTAAATATCGACGATATTATTGAGGAAGCGTATGAAAGATGTGGAGTACGTACTAACTCAGGATATGATCTTAAATCAGCAAGAAGAAGTTTAAATTTACTTTTTTCTGAATGGGGTAACAGAGGCGTTCATTTATTTAAAGTTGAACAACAGACTCAAGCATTAACTCAAGGCACTGCACAATATACTGTTCCAACAAAAGTTAGTGATGTTTTAGAAGCTTTTATTTCTACGACAGCAGGTGTAACAACTGACACACAAGATGTATCTTTAACTAAAATCGATAGATCTGCATTTGCTGCTTTACCTAATAAAGGAGCTGAAGGTCAGCCGTCTCAGTATTATGTTGATAGGCAAAATGTTCCAATAATTAATTTATACTTAACACCTGATGCGAGTACCTTCACACATTTAAAATATTTTTCGATTAATAGAATTGAAGATGCTGGCGCTTACACAAATCAAGCAGACGTAGCATATAGATTTCTTCCATGTATGTGTTCTGGCTTAGCATATTATTTAGCGATGAAAAAAGCACCAGACAAAATACAAACTTTAAGATTAGTATATGAAGATGAATTACAAAGAGCATTAACAGAGGATGGCCAAAGAGCTTCTGTTTATATTTCACCACAAAATTACTTTGGAGATGGAGTTGCATAATGGCATTTGCTAGAGGAAAAAGATCGTTAGCTATATCAGATAGATCAGGACAAGCTTTTCCATATACAGAAATGGTAAAAGAGTGGAATGGTTCTTTAGTTCATATTTCAGAATTTGAAGCTAAACATCCACAATTAGATCCACCACATACTAAAGCAGATGCAATTGCTTTAAGAAATCCAAGAGTGCAAAAATTTCAACAACCAAAAACAGTTGCTAGTAATGACGTAACAATTGCTGATTCTGGTGGTATTACAGTTGGAGTTGCTAATTTAACTTTACCAGGTGATTTCGCATTTAGAAATCAGGGTACAAGTGAAATGAAACCAGCAGATCCTTCTTTACAAAATAAAAGAAGACAAGTAACAGCTTTAGTAAATTCAGTAACAATAGGAATATCATAATGGCAATAACTTATACAAATTTTTTAACACAAGTGAGAAACTACACAGAGGTAACTAGTTCTGTTTTATCGGATACATTATTAGATCAATTTATCAGAAATACTGAGTTGGCTATCGCTGGAGCAGTGGACTATGATGATTTAAGAAAATTTTCTAATTCAACATTCACTCAAGATAATAGAGCAGTAAGTTTGCCAGGCGATCTTTTGTATTTAAGAGCGGTAAAAATAACAAGTTCAGGAACTGAAATTTTTTTAGAAAAAAGAGATCAAACATTTATTGCAGAATTTAACCCAGCAGGAGACACAGGTGTGCCAAAATATTATGCTAACTATAATGATAAAAATATTATTGTGGCGCCTACACCGAGCACAACTTTCGCCATACAAATACAATACGTTAAAAATCCACCTCATTTTAATTCTACAACTTCAACAATGCTTTCGGATCAACACGAAAATTTACTCCTTTACGGTGTTTTAGTAGAATGCTTTTCATACCTAAAAGGACCACAGGATATGTACAACCTCTACAAAACAAGGTATGATACAGAATTACAGGCTTTTGCACTTGAACAAATGGGATCAAGAAGAAGAGGTCAGTATACTGATGGTACACCGAGAACACCAGTTCCGGCTCCATCACCATAAAAATTTATAAGGAGATAACATGGCAATAACAACTAACGCGATTACAAACTCTTTTAAGGAAGAAATCCTTGAAGGTGTTCATGACTTCACTCCAACAACTGGAGACGTCTTTAAATTAGCTTTATACACTTCACAAGCATCAATAGGTGCTGACACTACAGCATATCCTGGTGACAGTTCAGGTAACCAAGTGCCAGATACTGGACAGTATGCACAAGGTGGAGGAGCTTTGGTAAACGCTCTTGTTTCAACACAAGGGACAGTAGCATTCGTAGATTTTAGTGACTTATCTTTTACAGGTGTAACATTAACAGCAAGAGGTGCTTTAATTTATAACACTTCAAACAGTAACAAATCTGTTTGTGTATTGGACTTTGGCTCAGATAAAACAGCTACGTCAGGAACTTTTACGATTCAGTTTCCTAACCCAAACAACACACAAGCTATAATCAGAATCGCATAATTAGGAGCCCGGTGTTATGGCACAATTAACTTACACCGTTACCGTAGCAACGGGCAGCCTATATCTAGGTGGCGGAGCCACAGGTAATGTTTATTATTTAAACGGAGTTAGAGACATTGATCTCTCTTGGGTAAAAGGTGGAACTTTAAGATTTGATCAATCTAGCTCAACAAATAATAATCACCCCTTATTTTTTGCAACACAAACTTCTTATCCTCAATCATACGTTTACGGTACGGGCGTAACTTATTACTTAGATGGAGCTGTATCACAAGCTGATTACTTTAATACAACTACCTTTAACGCTGCTGGAACAAGATACATTGAAGTAACTCCAGAAAGCGATGCAACGTTCTATTACGCTTGTTACATTCACGGAATAGGAATGGGTGGTGAAATAGATATTACTCAAAACACTTGGGGAGCTTTATCTTGGAACTCAGGACAATGGTCTGATCAAACTGATTTAGATTTAAGTATTTCAGGTTTACAATTAAACTCTTCTCTTGGAGACACAGAAGAATTTTCAGACAGAGGTTGGGGCGGTAACACTTGGTCTCATGGTAACTGGGGTGAAGTAAATCAAACAGATGTTTTAGTCACTGGTTCACAACTGCAAACATCAATTGATAGTGTTACACCTTTCCCTGAATTTGGTTGGGGCGGCGGTGTATGGAATTCATCAAAAGGTGGATGGGGAGACTTAGCAAACGTACAAGTAGTTGCAACTGGATCACAACTTCAAACAAACATTGGTGAAGAGTCTACAGCGGAAGAAATAAATACAGGTTGGGGTAGAAAAACTTGGAACAACAATGAGGGATGGGGTATTGCTGGAACTCTAGAAACAGATAGTATTCAACTTCAAACTACGACACCAGGCGTATCTGTAGAAAACGAAATAAATGTTGGTTGGGGTAGACTACAATGGGGTAATGGTGCATGGAACGCAGGATATTCTGTCGAATTAGGTTCACTAAGCTTACAATCTACAATTGGTGAGGAACAAGGATTTACAGATTTTGTTGCTGAGCCTTCTGGTATACAATTACAAACTACGATAAGTGAGGCACATGAATCAACGGCTGATTTCATAGCCACTCCTTTTGGATTACAATTACAGTCTTCTCAAGGAACAGCTGTTGGTGCTCAGGACGTTAATCCAACTTTACAAACTTTAGCAATACAATCATCCATAGGGCCTGTTACTGTTGGTGCATTAACTCTAGTTCCTGTTAACGGTATTGAATTACAATCAAATATTGGTGAAGAATCAGCGGAAGGTTTTGCAATCGTAAATCCTACAGGAATACCAATGGCATTTTTAGCGCCTTCTGCAGACGCTGTTTCTGTAGCTGAAGCGACTGGATCTCAATTACAATCATCAATTTCTAGTGTATCTCCTTTAGGTAATGCAGTTGTCGATTTAACAGGCATACAGTTGACTGGAAGTCTCGGCTCAATTAATATTACACCATGGAATGAAGTAGATTTAGGAGTCAATAATACTTGGACTGAGGTTGATTTGGCTGCTTAATTTTAGTAAAATAACAATATAAGGATTTATTTATGGCATCATCATATACAGCACTCGGAGTAGAACTTCAGGTAACCGGTGAAAACGCGGGTACGTGGGGTGATAAAACAAATACAAATTTACAATTATTACAACAAATCGTAGGCGGATTTAATCAAACATCAATCGCTGGTGGAGCAGGAACAACTGTCTTAGATGTTGTTGACGGAAACACAACTGGAACAGCTCAACAAAATATGATTGAGTTAACAGGAACAATCACAGGAAATAGAATTGTTACTATACCAACTGACGTTGAAAAACTTTACGTAATAAGAAACTCTACATCAGGAGCTTTCACTGTTGAATTTAAATATGCGTCTGGATCAGGAA